TGGTTTGGAAACTTTGGAATCACTTTTCCTATACTCTTTAATTAAATCAGAAACTGCAAAAATCCCTAATTCCTTAAATTTCTGAGTTCGGTCATGATCATTCAAAGTTTCATTATTACTGATTCTTTCAACATTAAACCTTGTATTGTTTACTTTTTCGTCATAAGCCATCCTAAACTCTAACGAATTTTTCCAACCATAGTCAGAATTGTAAACAAACTTTTCACCAGTTATGTCTTCAATAGCCATAGCTAGAATATACTCATAGCATCCAGCATCTCTACTATCATAAATAGCATCGTAAAGAGGTTTAATTGCCTTCAGTCCCAGTTTCAATATTCTTTGATAGTTTTTAGAATTCCTAATAAACTTTCCTGGATGTGCCTGCATAGCCACTTGTGGATTAGTCTTCGTCTCAGTTTCTAATTCCACCATCAACTTATTCATGGATCCCTTTATATCATCTAACGTTTCAGCATAAGCTACGTTTACTGGCATCAATTTATGAGCTATATTCCCACTATTCTTTGATGCTTGATTATTTCCAATAATAAAAATTCCAGTAGATACAAATAGAACCAATAAAAGTAAAGTTCCTAGCGAAATATACATTTTTTTCTTAGACATAGTATTACACCTCCTAGAATTCTATATTCTTAATTCGCTGTATACTCTCATAGTGTAGGATATTATCTTAGTTAAGTATCTATAGAGATTAAATTCTATTTTTCGCTTAACGTTAAGATAATTCGTTATGTCTTCGTTGCCTAAATGATTCATTCACTGTCTAAACAGTTATACTATAATAATATTAATTTAACATGTTATATCATTTTTATCAAGATACAAATTCAACTTAATTAACTAATTTATTTCTATATTTTAGAATCGTTATTTCTACCCATTCCAACGAACGCTCCTGCACGGTTAAGCGGGAGCATGTTGCCGTTAATCAAATACAAGTCGCCACCCTCACAGGCTGGAATCTTATCCAAGTTTTCTAACTGTCTAATATCGTTTGCGCTCATCCAACCGTTTTGACGAGCGGTAGCATAACCATTCATACGACTCTGATAGTCTCCTCGAAGAAGACCATCCACGTTAAACTTCACATAATATGTTTCTTTCTCCTTATCAGTAAAAAGCCGCCTCGTAATAGACTGTTCAAACCGCGCCACCCAAGGATTCAGCGTGTATTTAACAAACTCCAGCGACTGCTGTTCAATATTAGAAAAACTTGATTTTTCTAAATCACCAACCATGTGTGGTGGGACTCTAAAAATACGAGCGATTTCGTTAATCTGAAACTTACGAGTTTCAAGAAACTGCGCTTCGTTAGGCGAAATAGAAATAGGCGTATACTTCATGCCTTCCTCTAAAATCGCTATCTTATGCGAGTTAGAACCCGAGAACCCCCTATTCCAACTATCCCTCATACCAGACGGATCTTTTACTGTACCGGGGTATTCCAAGATTCCGCTTGGTGTAGCACCGTTAGCGAAAAACGATGCACCATACTCTTCCGTAGCTATTGCCATGCCGATAGCGTTTTTTGCCATCGCAATAGGCGAATAGCCAACAAGACCGTCAAAACCAAGACCGGGAATATGAAGCACGTCAAATGGTTTAAGTTTCACACTCGTTTCTTTACCCGCTAAAACATCACTATCATTTAACGTATACTCGTAAAAAATTTGACCGTTCTCATCCCGGTCAACTCTCATACGATCAGGCATTAAAGGGTATAAGCCTAAAACCTCGCGTCCTGGAATGCTTTTCTAAAATTCAACCCCTCCGTGTCAGCATGAAACACGTAGATAGACGCATCATCTGCCATCGCCTGCTCCATGTTCACGAACGAGTTGAAAAGAAACTGGTAAAACTTATCATTCTCCATATTATCGTTTTTAATTTTCCCAGCAGCACCCTCATAGTTCACGTTATAAGGCGGATCAGTAACCACCAGATTCACTTTAGTATCCTCAAGAAGCGTCTTAAATGTTTCTAACTTAGTAGCATCACCGCAAATAACACGATGCTTACCAAGCGTCCAAATGTCACCTGTTTTAGAAAAACACGGTTCTTCCAGCTCTTTTTCAACATCAAAATCATCATCGCTTACGTCTTTATCGGCATCAAAAATACTGGAAAGCTCCACCTCGTCAAACCCGAGAAGATCAAGGTTAAAATCAGCTCCTTCAAGCTCTGACAACTCGACAGCTAAAAGCTCACTATCCCAGCCGGCGTTAAGTGAAAGCTTATTATCCGCGATAATATAAGCACGTTTTTGTGTTTCAGTTAAATGGTTTTCTTTCACGCACGGAACTTTTTTAAGACCCAGTTTTAATGCCGCGGCAAGCCTGCCATGCCCTGCGAGAATCGTATTATCTTCCGCCACTAGAATTGGGGATAGAAAACCAAACTCGCGAATACTTGCCGCTATCTGAGCCACTTGTGCCTGAGAGTGAGTGCGAGCGTTTCTCACATACGGGATAAGCTCACTTACGTCAGCCAAATAATACTGCATTTCTTTTTCCATAAGCTTTCCTCCCGTTAGAAAAGACCCCAGCAAGCCAGCTTTTCAAAACCACCCACCGAGTCAATATAATCTTTCGCAATTTTCACAATCTGCGAATACGGTTTACCATCAACCATTTCATCCCCGATAGCACAAGAAAACTCAACAACCCGACCGGTTTCCTGTGCTTTCAAAAACGCGTAAATGTTAACCGACACGTCAGCTTTCGTAAGATCCTTACCATGCAATCCGCCGCCCGTAACAGCATCAGCCATGTCTGACCCGAGTTTTCGGTTAACCGCTCCCGTATCCACGCTGATACCACCAGTCCAGTCGCCTAAAGGATTAACAAACGCATTCGGATAGTCTTTCAATACGTCTTCTCGTTTAGCGTGAGACTGGCAGATGATAAGCTTTTCACCATCAAGAACATACTTGCCGTCATACGGATACTTTTCATAAACCTTTCGAGCAATAGCCGAGAGTTTCTTTTGTTCGTCTGTTAGTGGTACGCCTTTAAAAATCCCGTTATCAGCGCAACGAACCATACCATCCTGGTTTCGGCTTAAACGCTTATCCTGCGGCACAACCGTAATATCAATCTTTACTTTCCCAGGGCTTAAACGATGGATAATATTTTTAATATCCTTAAACTTAAACATCACCGTGCTTTCAATACACACGGCACACTTACCATGCCCGAGCATCACTTCAACAGCAATCTTAGGATTCTCATCCAGCTTGTAAGCCAGATCAACAATTGCTCCAGCAATACGATCCGCAATCTTGTCAACATGTGACGGGTTTACTTTTTCTATCATAATTTTTCTCCTTATATGTTTTTACGTGTAATAAGCAGGCGTTCTGTAGCGGTCGGAGCGATGGAGAGAACATACAAAAAGAGCCGGTACTCTAGGTGAAGTACCGGCTTTCTTAACTGAAAATAACCATAGGAAAATAGAGGTACTTCACATAGCACCCCACGGAATAAACCCGTAGAGACTCTACGATGTATCTCATCGCCCTATAGCTAATCAGGCTTTGTGATTTAAATTTGATGTTCTCAACCTATGCAACGATATTCATTTCATTAGTTGAAATCACATCAGAGTTATTGATTAACTCTGAATTAAATATAATCAAGTAAAGAAAGTAATAGAAGATAGTAAAAAATAGCATAACTTTAATGGAAAAGTAATGCTAAATTATTTACATTACTCGTCATTAAAGTATATAAGCGATATATTCCAAATAAATTGACATTACTTTTTGCAACCAAAAAATAAAGCCATGCTATAATCCATGACTTTATTACAATAGAAAGGATTCAAAATGCCCTTGATCAAAGAAAAAATTCCGTAAATAATTTTGAAAATTTTTTATTTATGTTTGAAAGCTGTAGTTGTGACTGCGTTGAAGATATAGAACACACATCTCCAGGGAAAGAGCCTACAATCAGATTAAAATTACAAGCAATACCTGAAATTTGGTTACACTGCCAAAGGTGGTTTATTTCGGATTGCATCTAATGTAAGCACAGAGGATCGAAATATACTTGGTAAATTAATTTCATTATCTAACAAACTAACTAAAGAACTTTTTTCTTTCTTTAAAAGCAATGGTTTCTTATTTCCTGTATCAGAAACTTCCTATACTGGATTCGATGAAAAAATTTTGTATGAAATAATCAACCGATTGAAAGCGACAGTTGAGTTAATGACTGCTGTAGTGAAATTAGAAAGAATTATAAAAAGATTTGCGAATTGGTTATCTCTTTACTCCTCCGTAAGGATATTTCTATAAATACAGATTTTATGAATAAACCTTATTCAAGCTGCCACAATTCTTATCTTGAAACGATTAACAACTCTCCATCTGAATTATCTCCTAAAAGAAAATAGGAAAAATTTGATGGAGATACCTACACTATTGCAGACTCTTTATATGGCACATATAATCTGAGCATCAATGATTATAACGATAGTATTGGAGGTTATAAATCTGTTCAAGGATTTCAAAACGAGCTATATATTAAAGTAACTTTGATGTTTGTTAATTATGAGAAACAAGATACAGCTAAGAAAATTTCCGATTTCCTATTTCACTTCTTTTATGACATGAATGGAGATAGCTCCAATAATTTCTCTGAAATAATGAAAGTAGCAGTAATTGAAATCGCTAAGTTTCTAATTAAGGAAGAAATTAATTACAATATTAAAGATATACATCCTGTTTATGATCCAGAAACCATGACTCCTTCCTGGAAAGTAGATTCACTTCTTAGTGCTGTATATTTCTCCATATTTTACTTGAAACCAGATCTTGAGTTATATCGCCCCTGTGATAATCCTAGATGTGGTCGGTATTTCCTTGTAAATACCACATCAACAAGGAAACGTTTCTGTAGCAAAGAATGCTGCAACAGAGTTACACAAGACCGATATAGGAAAAGAAAAGGAAAAAGAAGAACTATAAAATAAAGTCTCTGTCTGTAGTACTACAAACAGAGATTCTGCAATAGTATTTTTTATATTTAATCTATATCGTACGTGCCACGGTCTTCGGTAACCATAGAATCAGTAGGCTTACGCGCATAAGATACTATTTTAGAAAGAGATGATTCCTTTGTAAATTTTATTTCCTTCCTGCTCAGAACAGACTCTATAGATTCTGCAAGTGCAGCCTTTTCCTTTATCGGTTTACCTGAATAATGGTACATTAGATATCTTGTATCAATCACAATTCCTTGGATTCGTTCATAGTATTTTTTGTTGCGTCTCCAGTCGCCAATTGCCTCACCAATGTTTCCAACAAAAGACGTCAGACTAAAATAGTTCTTTGCCATATTGTACGGCATGATGAAAGCATTAAATAGAGATTTCGCATCTACATTCTTATTCTTTTCCAAATATTCGCCATATGTAATTTGCTTATTGATTGACGAACCGTTAGGCAGATGGTCAGGAATCCCAGTCAAACCGTATTTATAGTACTTAGCGTCAAGAACGTAATATTTATCGTTATATATCATGATTGTATCCGGTATCAAAGGCCTCTTTTCTTTGTATTTGCCGTAGTCAAGCAACCATCTTGAACGAGGAAAATATTTATTTTTGTCCTTCTCTCCAAATGCTCGATCAATTAATTTTTCCCACACGTGATCAAAGTCATCTGTACCAAAGTAGAATTGCTTATCGGAAGTCTTCTCATACATATACTCAAGCATGTCATTCATGCTACGAAATAAGGATTTCTTTCTATCGTCATTTGTAGTAGCAAGCTTGTTTTGGACAATTCTTATTGACGTCTTAATATCCGGATGTGACCCTGATTCCTCTGGCATATAGGGAACATACAGCCATCCAAGTCTCTTAAACGCTTCATACACACAGAATCTATTAATCTGCGTTATTTCTTTCGTGTCATTTGGAGTTGAAGATCGAACTTCAAACTGTGTAAATACAAAAGAACTCACACCATTTCTGCTTTGAACAAGAGGCATTTGCTTTCGTGCAGTTCTTGCCCAATCCTGCTTACCAGTTGAAGCAGTAGTATATACTTGCTCTTTCTCAACATAATAGGCGCCACCAATTGAAAAATAATATTCTATAACATTTTTATACGCATTGATAGGGAAGCCTACTAATTGTGGTGCTGTAAACTTATTAATTGCCAATAATCTGTCATCTTTTGTTGTAAATTCAGATAACACTTGTATTAAATGCTTTATGTCTGTTCTGATTTCAGCATCGGTTTTTGGCAACTCATATCCGATTGGAAAATAGACCATAGCATTATCAGAATCAGCTTTGATACCAACAAAACGATCACCATCTTCATTTGTGTTAACATGGCAGTGTTTTTTAATATCAAATTCCTTGATTGAATTTGATGCTGAGTCTAAATCCATATAAATCACCGACTTAATCTTCTTCTACATTAGCAAATGCATCCCTGACATTATCTTTAAACACCTTAAAGCGCTCAGTACCATTGGCATACATAAAAGCATGTATTATTTGTTCAAGACTTTGATATTTATCAACATCAAAAATAATTTCACGGTTGAATTTAAATGCATCATCCCAAAGATATTTTATTACCTTTTCAGGGAACTTCCTATTTTGTCGCATTGCATCACGAATCACTGCAATTCTGGACTTCTCATCATCTGTAAGGGAACCACTGGTTTCTTTCATACGAAGAGCATCGTATTCTTTCAGATCTCCCATAGTGTCATCGTATTTAAGGTCATGAACATGAACAAAGTATGCTCCAAGTCTCTTATCCTCCGCAGAAGTCATCCTTGCACTATTCCCAACAACAATCTTATTGATTTCAACACAGAAATTTTTCCATGTTATTCCAGTGTCAAGGATTTCTGCATCAGCAAGCGAACTGTCAACACTGGCAAAATCGTTCTCGATAAGACGCATATCCCATCTGCGCTGAAAAGCTGTATCTAACGTGAAAACATTTTGATCTGATGTGTTCATCGTACCTATGATGGAAAGGTTTGAAGGAATACGAACCTTTTCTGTTTTTCTATCCTTGCCGTACATCTCCTCAGCAATATTCATATTTGTAATACCGTACTCACTTGTACCGATGGGATATCCGTTGTCATCAATATCACGAATTTCTACTTTACGGTCAAGCAACTGGAACACTTCTCCGAAGATAGCAGGAGCGTTACCACGATTAATTTCCTCAATAATAAGGATGTACTCCTTGCTCGGATTGTTATATGACTCGCGAAGGATATTCGTAAAAGGTCCAGGAGTAAACTTATAACTTACCTGTCCATCATCTGAAACTGCTGGAAGAATCTGTCCAATGAAATCTGAATAAGTGTAGTCAGGATGAAATACAAGTCTTTCTACAACACTTCCAGGTTTGCAATATTCATGCTCAATAGTCCAACTCTTACCAGAACCCGGAACACCATATAGAAGAATATTACGCCCACTTACAACGCGATTATTTTCAAGCGAATCTTGTCTATCGGTCTCTTTATCTATATTTACATCCTTGGAGCCTATTATTTTTGTGGCTGATAGCTGCAGAAAGGTTTCTACCCTTTTTTGATATTCCTCTAGATTATTAAACTGACCTTTTAATATCTGAACATCTCCATTATGGCACTCAAGGTATGGGTTTAGTCCATCCGAAAGCAGAGATTTAAGTATTCTTAAAGAACCTTTAGCTTCTTCATCTCCATTTAAATCTACATTATTTTTAGTTTGCATTAGTTTCTTATACACGTCGTTTTGATTAAAAATAACATCATTAGTACCATCAACTAATTTAAAGATTGCGCCTTCAGATATTGCAGTTAACAAGCGACTCAATCGAGTCTCTATCTGCTTATCATAATTAATATCAACACCAATCCACAAAATCAAAATACGTACATAAGCATCCCAATCATTGTCAATTAGAGTATCGATAATGTCAGCATTAACCGTATAGATTAATTTTTTGGGATACCTTATTCCACCTGTCCTTTCTGCACTAGCAGTTTTATCTTCATCAATAAAGCTGATTTTTGCTAACTTCCAAATTAGCTCAAAGGCTACTATTAGCGATTCCATTTGAGACTTAAATAGTGAATTATTATTTATAGCACCTATTACTGTATCAATGTTAATACCATCTTGTTTACAAATTTGTGCTAGTTTATTTTTAATAGCAGTTTTCAAATTTGGATTAATTACTATTTTGTCTCCACTTTGCACGGAATACTGAAGCTCAGCAGACTTAATAGAGCACTCCCAAAACAAAAGTATTAGCGCGACAGCACTCTTAACATGTGGGAGCGAAGATTTAATACCAAGCTTTAAATACAATTCATCATAAACGGACATATTATCTGGTCTATTCATCAATGTTTCCCTCCATAATATCATTTTTAATTACTCTAGCGATTGCTGATGCCAATAGTGGCGGAACAGCATTACCAACTTGTCTCATTTGAGAACTCTTACTACCAATGAATATGAATTCATCTGGGAATGACTGTATCCTGGCCGCTTCTCTTACTGTTATTGCCCGATTTAAAAAAGGATGAGTAAATTTGCCTGAAGAAGGTGTATCAAATCTTGTTGTTATCGTGACGGATATATCATCTTTTTTCATTCTGGTCCACGTACCACTATATATGGATTTAGTTAGATGCTCTTTTGGTAAAACTTCTTTACCGGCATTAGGAGGAATCATTCTCAATCTTTTTAATGAAAGTGGAGAGTGTTTTGTTGCCTTATGATTATACAAAAGGTTAGCATGTCCACGTAATTTTTTTTCATACTCGCTTTGAGGCGCATATCTGTATTCTTGCACCTCATCGCCTTCTCCTGATTCTAAAAATGCCAAGTCGCTAATTGCGTCCCATATAGTTACTTTCTCATTCAGCGAAGATGGTAAAGACGGAGCAACCCCATTCATTTTGCCAATAATAACTGCTCTTTTTCTATTTTGTGGTACTCCAAAATCCGCGGCATTAAGTACTCCATGCTGCAAAAAGTACCCCATAGCATTAAATAGCGTCTCAATTTCATTAAAAAAATAACCTTTTTCAGCAGTAAGCAGGTTTGGGACATTCTCCATTACAAAATACTTAGGTTTTACAAGCTCAACTACCTTTACATAATATTCAAATAAAAAATTTCTTTTATCGTAGATTGTTTTCCGCTGACCTTTTTGCGAAAAGCCTTGGCAAGGTGGCCCTCCTATAATGACGTCAATCTTATTTTTATATGTTCCAAAAACAGCATCCAAATCAAGAGAGGTAATATCACCAACGACCATTTTTGTTGTTTTATGATTTTTCATATAAGCGTTTGCAATGGATTCATCATACTCATTAGCTAAAAGAACACTGAATCCTTCTTCTTCAAAGCCTAACGATAATCCTCCTACGCCTGAAAATAAATCTATTACCGTTGGTTGCATTTATTTGCCCTCTATCCTAGATTTAGCAATGTTGTAGTATTCTGAGTTTAATTCTATACCTATAAAATTGCGACCAGCTCGTTTTGAAACAACTCCCGTTGTTCCAGAGCCCATAAATGGATCTAGAATATTATCACCAGGGTTGGAAAGTATTTCTACAAAGTGCTGCATCAAACTTTCTGGCTTTTGCGTTGGATGTTTTCCATATTTTCTTTCGCTATTCGGAGTAACGGATGTTTCTATAAAATCATGAAACATAGCTCCACCATTGTTAAATGTTCCAGTCTTTGTTTTATAAGTGAAATACACCCATGCTTCTGTAGAATTTACAAAATGTAAATTCATATTTCTGGGCATAGGGTTAGTTTTATGCCAAATCCCTGTTGTCTTATAGTAAAATCCATATTCCTCAGCTAACTTTATAATCGTTTCAACTTTTATAATAGCCATAAACACAATCATAGAGCCACCCTTTTTCATGACTCTAGAAGATAGTTCAAAAAAAGACTCCATGGATTTCTTCCATTCCTCAAAACCCATGTCATCCCAACCTGCGGCAGCAAAAAAATTGTCTCTCATCTTTTTTAGATTAGTATCTCTAGTTTTCATAAAACTACCAAGATTATATGGCGGATCTGTAACAATTAAATCTATTGATTTTGCCCTAAGATTATCCATAGCAACAATACAGTCATCGTTGTAAAGTTCTATTTTAGACAATATGAATCACCCTCCTAACTTAACAGCTACTCTGCACTTTCTCCACTGGCAATCCATTTATCTAATTCCGAGCGTTTAAATTTCCAAAGTTTTCCTATTTTATATACTGGCATATCTGGTTTTTTTCTTATCCAGGTTCTCAGAGTGACAGTTTTTATCCCCAAGTATTCTGCCGCTTCATCAATGCTGATATAGCTTTCTTCATTTTTCATCTGTGTTATACCGCCTCTAAATTTTCATCACTACAGACCTAATTACCATTATATCTGCTTTTTATAAAAGGTCAATATATTTGGTTGTATTTGGATATATTTCATTATATTTGTATATATTACTAGATATTTTACATTATAAGAAATTGCCTATCTTTGACGTTGTAGCCTGTGAGCAAGTCGTGTGTACCTTTTACCGTTAGTATCCTGTGCACTCGACCCTAGAGCGTCGACATGTTCCCTCATACAGCCAAAACACACCCAAAAACCGCGAGAACCCAGCTTAAATCCACCGCACGCTAAACCTTTTAACGATAGTCCTCGCTAAGCCTTTCTACACAAGGGCAAATTTGCACCCACCTAATCAGCCTTTGACATCAAAACAACAGTCTCAACGTGAGATTGAGAGACAAATATGAATAAAAGTTAATAGTTTTCAAAAGCTCGCGCTCGGGAATATGTGTGGGAATATAAGCATAACTAATACGTTAAGCTATTCACTACAAATCTAAACTATTCCTATCCAATAGGAAGTCGAATAAACTAGTAAGTATTCCATGCTCATCCAAAAAAGGTTTTATTCTATCTTTTACGATAATTATTTTTTCTTAAATGAATCATCAATATATAACAAGGACGCTTTTTCTTGATGTATCTTTTCGATTGAAGGAAGGCTATAGGCAGATTGTATATAATATCTTTTACTTCCAAGATTAGCTATGAAATCAACTTCTAACTGTTTCTTGATGCCTTTATTATTAATATTAAACGTATATTATATCTGTGAACAACATCTCGTAAACGTACGCCTCTTCCTATTTAGAATTATTTCCATTTCGGAATTTAATCTAAATACATTATGAAGAATAAGCTCATGGAACTCAACGCTATTTAGAAATCTATCGCAAAAAAGTCTCTAACCTCACCCAAGCTAGCCGTGGACACTCTTTAGAATAAATACATCGCGTCCACTCCACTTAGGAGTTGCAAAACACGTACTTGTATGATGTCATCCATTTAATTAGTCTCGCTGTCTAGTCGGAGAATTGTTTTACTTGCTTGACTTAATAAGCACGACTGCCCAAACGATAAGAATCAGTTCCATTGCAATGGCTACTCCAAGCAGATGATATAACTCCATAATAGCGAAAGCTGCAATAACTGGAACCATTACGCTTGTTAGAATAGAAACTAGCTGCATTTGCTTACGACCGTTTGAACATTTACTCATTTAGATGTCTTCCTAGTAAGCTGGTGCATTTAGAATCACCAAGGTCTCAAGTGGACGATAATATAATAGTAATGCTAACGTCCACTGATGAAATTCAACTATTTGAAACTAACGGTGCTAAAGTACCTCTCTCACTAATTAACAAATTATCATAGTTGGCGTGAATGGCATTCTGAGTGACGGTGGCACCATTCATGTCAAGAGGACGAATACTGTCATACTTTTTGTTACAACGTACCTGTCACCTTATCATTCTTCTTTTTTCACATTCATTCTGCCTTACCCATTGGTAAGTAGTAGATTTTACCGTCTTTAGAAATCAATTGCACATCCTCGGCATACAGGTCAGAGGTGTCCTGCGGATGTTTAATGGATTTGACTGATGCTTGAGCCGTTATCATATCTACTGTTTTTTTGTTAATCGCCCTAAAATTAAGGTCATCATCAAATAATCCAGGAATAAAATGAATGACGCGATCGATTCCATCTCTTTTACGCTTGATCTCATCTGTATCAATGCTTAAACGATTTACGGATGTCTGATGCCAGCCAGTCAATAATGCTTGAGTATCTTCCACCTGCTTTGTGTATGTCGGCAAAAGCGCTAGGCACTGCTTTCTTGAGACAGCCCCCAGATGAAGCGTATACCTCAAGTCGGAAATCTTATACAGCACATCAAGCAATGCTTTTTGGTATGTATACCAGTTTTGCGCTTCTTTTAATTCCTTTTCATAAGATGCATAATCCAGGTCATTTTTCTTTGTAAAGCCCGCCAAAGTTAAATTAACCTGACCAAGTAACTGAGTACATTCTTCTTCTAGATTATCGAGCTGCGCAATCTTTGACAGTCTCAATTCATCATTCTCAAGGATCTCTACTTGAAAGTCGGCAATTTTCTTAACATGAGCAACAAGTGAAAAAATCCGACTTCGAAATTCGTTATCTTGGAAATCAGATATTTTTGAAATTCCATCACGGATTACTCCAAGCTCTGCATTTATCTGCGTCATGTAATACTGCCCAACAACAATTGATGCCAATCCCATGGCTACACCCACATTATTTGCTACTACATTTTTAGCTTTAACCGCTAAAAGGTTTGCATGACCCTTGATTCCATTAGCACCAAAATAGAGTCCTCGAACCGCCCCTTCCATAGCCTTAGAATTGGTAAGTTTAGCACCAGCCGGGATTATAGCGCGATACAAAACCTCGCTTCCCGCTTTTGCAGTTTGGACTGCATTGGAACCTGCTATACTAGCCTGCACCAATCCGGAAAACAAATTGCTCACACGCCCCAGAATTTTACTATCAGTTATCTCCACCAGCTTACTATCATCAGATATTGCTTCTACCGGAAGCATTTCCATCTGAATGACAAGTTCATCGAGCTTTTGATCTGGCTGAGATAATTTACTTGTTTTCTTTACTATCATCGCACTATTATTCAAATCAGAGCTATTCTCGTCTTTGGGAATATTTGTTTTCTTTAGCCTATTAATTAGGAAAGCAGCAATCATCACCACTGCCACAATACATATGCCAACTACAACATACTCTATATTCAAAGTTCCTCCTTTTAACGTTCTATAATAGGAATAGTAAATTTTGCGAATAAATCAAGCCTCACCAATCTTGATATCTATCTCACAACCACAACTACCCGACATCTAACCCGGCAACTCCATTTATTGACATCTATCTTGGCAACTCTACCATCACACTCTTGGTTGGTTCTCCTTTAGATAAATTTCCGCAGAGTGTTTTGTCTGCCCGATTCCGAAGTCCCCCGATTGCCAGAAAACCGCAGCGTTACCGAGCTTTTGCGGCTATTTTCCTGTCACTCTCACATTCACATTCGCTGTTTTTAATCTTTTTTCCTATATATTAATCCAATACCTTCTTGTTGTAACATTTCCTCTTGATAAGCTATTTTTCACTTTATTTTCCAAAATTCCACCATTATTTTCTATAACTTTTATCGACCCAATATTGTCATCATCACACGTAATCAAAACCTTATGTAGATTCAAAGTCTCTTTACAATATGTAAGTGCCATAGAAAGCATTTTTGTTCCATAGCCCTTCATACATTCAGATTGTCTAATTTCGTATCCTATGTGACCACCATAGTTAATTAAAAAAGAATTTAATTCATGCCTGATATTAATTTCGCCAATAAATTTTTCATTATCTATCAACCAAAATGTAGTAGCTCTAACATAATTTTCAGGCAAATTTATACCATGTTCATAGTTATAAGAACTCTCTATAATTGTCTCAGGGTGTATAAAACGTCTTTCTGCATGCGGCCTAAAAATTTCATCTTCTTCATTTGCCTCTATATAACTTTGGATATATTTACTATCTGGTCTAATTAATTTCATAAGTTCTCCTTATTCTTAATATGCAATATCCTTAATATGCAATTCTAATAAAAATACAATTCTATTAAAATTAGAATCCATAATAGTCTGTTTAGTTTTCATAGCATTAATATTAAAAAATTACACACGCAAGCTTTATTAAAGGAAAATTTTTTATTTTTCCAATTAATATAGGCTTTTCGCATCCATAAAATTTTTCTTTTCCATAAATCACAGCTTTTATTAGAAAAATAGGGTTATTCCCCAATAATCAAATAATGTAGGGAACTTTTTTACAATTTTTACACCGATTTGTTCCCCAAAATATAAGCAACTAAATCACATATAGGCTAATGCCATTTATAAAATAACTCTCAAAATACTTAGGATTTATTTATCCTAAAATATATGCTATAATCCTCCTAAAAATGGAGGTTCTTGATATGAATGTAAATACAGACACACTTGTTTCTATTTCCGAAGCAAATCAAAACTTTTCTAAAGTTGCGCGACTTGTTGACACATACGGATCAGCTGTTATTTTGAAAAACAACGCTCCTCGCTACGTAATTTTAGAATTCCCAAAAGCCAAAACTGAAAAAGTTACTGTTCCAACAGATAATGAAGTTATGGCTTTATCCAACATGTTCATTAAAAAGAACAAAAAAGTCTATGAGGAACTTGCCAAATGAAGAACTGATTGATATTATTCTCAAAGTTGCATCAGGCGAAGCAAATGAAAATGACCTTTACACTTGGATTAAAAAACCACCAAGCCTAATACTCCAACATTCCTAAGCATTTTTAGAATATGCCAAACTATATTTCGTGCGACTAGTCACAGTGACAGACATAAAACACCGCAACAGTATTACTTCACTACAGCTTTCCCATTCAAGCAATGCACAGCATAGTGAGCACATCCATCTGTTTTGCGCCCAAAATTATTACAACTAAGATTGACCTTATTCTTATCAGAAACCTCGCTAATACCATTCTCACAAACTACTTCAAGACATACATCCTTAGGTATTTCTCCTTCTAAAACACTCGTACCATTTAACGTATCCACCATGCAAGAAGCAACAACCTTAACATTATTCGCCACAGCAGAACCATTAAGACACTTTAGAAAAACATCATTCGCCTGAACATTCCTTGCTTCCACCCTGCCGTTATGAACTTCCGCATAAATCTTGTCAGCTTTAATATCCGTTACTAATACTTGATTAGACTCAGCTTTAATCTCACAAAAATCAACACTCTCTGGTAACGAAACAATTACCTCAGGGCTGCCTTTAGCAAGCCAATGCAGCCAGTAAAAAGCCGATACTTTTTCTGTTTGAACGAGTTTTATACCGTCTTGATTTTTTTCAATATGAAATATATCTTTTTCACAATTAACATAACTAATATTAAAAGAATCAGCCCTTCTAACCGTTAAGCTAACATCTTTCGTTTTTGCTACAAACTTCCTACTATTCGCCACTTGAACAACTCCCTTGTTAAATATCGGGTTATAGACCAAAAATCAAAAGACCCGACTTGATCCGCATTGTTAAGAGGCGCGTCGGATACTGTTATTTGCGTATGCTACACCAACGAGAGTATTTTATTAAATATTGCAAACTAAAACAAATTTTTCTTTCTAACAAGATTATTTAGTCTTACACTCACCTTTATGAACACAAACAAATGTCAGAACGAAAACGCTACAACAGGCTGCAGGCACAGTAGAAATCATCAAAACGCTATTGCGATTCAGTGAGATTTGCAAAGAAGCGCTACTGATTCTGTATGGATTGAGAGAACTCCTAGTATATCTACACTTTTTTGAGTGCACACTATGAATAGTGGGTGCACTTTTTAACGACAGGGAGGGCTATCGTTAAAAAGTTTAAGATTAGCTTGATAACTTGATTTTTAGGCATCACGAAACAGTCCATAATAAACAGGATGTATATTGAAATCGACTCTAAGAAAATAAGCATAAATTTATAAAAATCAGATTAAGCTCAAGACGCAGTTCCGAACAAAAGATGTTTAATGTTAGACTTTATATTGTATTCGAACTTAATGTTCATTATCTTATTTGTGAAGATAGAAACAACCATTGTTACTACTCTCGCGTAGAAAGATGCAGAATTAGGTAGGGTAAATTATGACTTGGAATTATGCAGAGTTTTCAAAGGAAGCCAAAAATGCAGGCGGACCTGAAAAATTCGTAGATAAGACTTTTAACCTCGGAAAAGATGAGGGGCATAAGAAAATGCTTCCTTATATTGGCGGAGCACTAGCAATTGGTGCTATTGGCAGTGCCTGCATCATGAAACTAATTCAGTATTTCAAAGAAAAATCAGACTCACCTGCCGAATTAGAAGCTGCTAAGCAGGAAATAATCCAAGGAATCAATGAATACAATGACTCCCATCCACAAGAGACCGTTATCAAAGACGCAACAGAAGAAAATTCATAGATTCTAAAATAGCAATTCTCTGATACGACTGAAATGATTATATTCGTATTCACTATAAGTTTTTATCACGGAGGAATGAAAATGAAATATGTGTTTAAAGCCACAAAAATTGGCTGGGACAAAGAACAAGATGGCGTATGGTTTGACGCTGATTATTACACCAAGGAAGAAGCCGAAGCAGAATTCAAGCCATATCAGGGAACAACACAAAGAGGATATCCTTATACCGGATACGAATATGATGGCGTAAAATATCATGATTTCACATACCTTGGCGAATATGAAAATGACAACATACCCAAAAATGATGATGATTATTTTGAACATATAAAGAAAAAATCCAAATAAAGAGATTCTGTATTTGAGAGGCTCTTTATGCAAATCAACAAAATTAATTAAGGGAAAAATATGACCAGGGAAGAACTAAAAAACAGATTGATGAGTTAATGCGTCAATATGACAATGAAGAAATCGATGGAAATACTTACGCGCGAAAGATGATGGAATTAACCACATCTTTGAGTGGTAAAATTAGCGAATATTAAAAACGAACCTACTGCTTAATTGAATATAGCGGTATTAGATGTTCCATCACTCATAAAACAAGCAAGGCTTATGATTATCAGCATTTAACGATATTCATAGACCTTGCTTACATAAAACCAAATTTCATGATTTCTACTCCAATCTTAGCTATTCAAGAACAGGCATATTTGTTGCAGAAATTACGAAATTGAATACACAGATTCAAAGATGAGCATTACTCTCGAAAATTGTATTCTATTCTTTCCGAACGCAGAAGCATAATACGATATTTAATAAACATTATTGTAGAAACCACAATATTTCATACCATATTCCCGAACATCATAAGTGACTGATATCACTCATTTAGAGCACATAAGAAATAGCTAAAAATGAGCTCTAAGAAGTTACACACTTTCAATATTCACACTAATCTCTGATTTAAAAGTTACGCTGAACCTATCCTCGTAAACTTTTATTTTCTTGATGTACTTTCTTACCAGCTTCTCATCATACTCACTAATATCGTGACGTTCACTTTTCAGAAAATCTTCCATTTCTCTGATCCGTCTTTTAGCATCTTCTTGACCTGCTTTTTCTATAAGAAGCTGCTGTTTCTTAACTTTCAGTTCATCAATCTCATCAGCTATTTTCGTGTAGTCTTTTTTAGCTTTAAGCAAGGTTAATGAAATCTGTCGTGATGGTTTTTTGTAAAAGCGCATCACCTGCTAGCCTTGGAAACTACAAGCTTCAAGGTCTGCTTAACATTCTTTTGCATTTCCATCACCTCGCTTTCTGTTTCATCTTTTACAAAAAACGAAAGATTCTCTTTTAAGAGCAATTTGTGTAAAATAAAGACGTTATGTACGAAGGCAGCTCTCCTTTTAAGCAACGTATTGGACTTTTAGAGCGCAAGATTAGAGTAGTTAAAGAGAATAGTTATAATGAAACAGACTGGCTCAAATGGTCTAAACATGCATTTTTGAATCTATTTATGGTTTTTAATATCAAGGAGATAGTCTTCTTCTGGCAAGAGAAAACCTTCTTGCAACATAACTGGGATAGTACAGAAAAATTACGTCAAGCTATTCATACTTATATTGATTCTTACAACAACCACAGAATTAAAATGGGGCTTAAAAGACAATTATGGAACATCATGCTATGGTTGCACAAAATGTCTAAAAATTGTCCTAAGCCCCTTTTGTTTTCAATGTCAAGTAATACTAAATGTTAA